TCCCCGGTGTCCGTCAGGCTGGCGACCACGCCGACGTGCGCGTCCACCTCGCGCTCATGGTCCATGAGGAACGGGACTTTGCGCGCCTTCACCTTGAGGTCAATGGTCCGCTTGGCGCACCCGCGCGCGAACACGGTGCCATAGGTGTCGACCTGCTCATACGTCAGGGCCACGCCGGTGATGCGCCCCGCGATGCCTGCGGGTAGCTCATCCTGGCGCGTCTCCAGCGCCACCTCGCGGCGGTGCAGCGTCACGGTCTGTACGGTCATAAGACGCCCTGCGCCTCCTCGGCGGTCTCGGTGTAATAGACTAGGGTGCAGCGGCAATTGATGACCTCGCCCGCGGGGCCGCGTGGGTCCAGCGGGTACAGCAGGCCGTTGCCGAACGCGTCATCCATGCCGATGGGCGGCTGTGCCCCTGCCGCGGCGTGCGTGGGGCGAGTCTTGCTGTCCTCGAAGGCCAGCCATTGCTTCGCGCGGAACAGGTCGCCCTCGGCCTTGGCTTGATCCCATGAGCCTTGCGACTGCGCGCCCGCGACCTCGGTCTTGGCGATGCGGGTCGCCCGCACGTCGGTCATCTGCTCGCCGTACACGCTGGCCTGAATGAGCCGCGCCGTCTCGGCCACACTTAGCTCGGCCAGCTCGGCCGACCGGATGGCCGCGGTCACCTGGTTGGCGGTCGTCTCCCCGATCAGTTCGGCCAGCCGGTCGGCGCGATTGGCGATGGCGTCCAGCACGCTGGCAGGCTTGAGCCCGAAGCTGAACCCCGCGCCCGCCACCTCCTGCGCGCCGAAAAGGTACATGCGCTCGATCAGCTCCAGATACGCGGCCCGCCACGCGGCGTAGTAGTCCCCGCCCTTGGCGTAGTTGGCGCGCACCTGCCGCTCGATGGCGTCCAACACCGGGTCGTCCGCGCGGGTCGCCTTGGCGAACATCGCGGCCACGCCCTTGGCGTCCTCGCGGAACCGCTCGCGCGCGGTGGTATAGAACGGCGCTTCCTGCCGGTCCATCTCCGACACCTGCCGCTTCCAGTAGCGGTACAGGATGTGGTCCTCGTCGGGCTCGCCGTCCTCGCGGTACAGCGGGGCGCGCAGCACCTCGGGGTGATGCACCCAGTAGGGGCGGCCCTGCTCGTCTACCAGGGGGCTGGCATCCCGTACCGGCGTACGAGCGGGAGCCGGTGGCGCATCGACCTCGACCACCGCCGACATGGGGCCACGCGCCGGTACGGTGGCACCTGCTGCCGGAACACGTTGCGCCGAGCGGCCATTGCTTTCCTCGTCGTCGGGTTCGTCCTCGCTATCGTCCTCGCCCTCGTCCTCGCTGTCCATAGCCGACGGCGCAGGCCGGGAGGTTGGCGCCACGGTATCGGTGACCGTGCCAGCCCCCTCGATGATGTTGGGCTGTGTCGGCGCGCCCGTGCCAGCGTCCCCGATCAGACGCTCGGCCTCCTCGGGGCTCAAGCCGAACAGGATTTGCAGCATCGCAAGCCCGCTGCCGCGCGGGAGCTGGCCCGCCGCCACGGCCAGGATGATGTCCTTCGCCGCCGCGATCTGCGCGCCATTCAAGTTGATCGCCAGCCCGCCGCCGTTCGTGGGCGCCTCAAGAGTTGAGGCGGCGTCGGCGGGCGCACCCGTGGGCGCACCGGCCGGAACCTCGTCGTCCTGCGCGGGCGCTTGATCGGCCACCATGCGCGGGTCGATGACGGCCACCGCGGCGGGCGTGAGCGTGCCACCGGCGCTGATGAGGATGGTGTCGGTGGGCTCAGGGATGGGGGACAGCCGCAGCGCACGGCGCGACTCCTCCCACGTCCGCAGCCCGTCGCGGAACTCGGACCGCACCCGCGTGCTGGTGGCGCTGTCGTCCTCGACCAGCTCGCGCAGCATGTCGTGATCGTAGCTGATCCACACATCCCCGAACTCGGGGGCGAGCCAATGGTTCAGCTCGTCCTCAATCGCAGCCAGCATCGGCTCAATGGTGTGCTGCACCAGCCGCGCGCGCGCCTCGACATACTGTGCGCCCGACAGCCCCGCATCGCTGGTCGCGCTGGCTATCCCGATCATCCGCGGGTCCACGCCGAAGGCCGCGCAGATGTCCTCACGGGACACCCGGCGCAGGTCGGGGAACTCGAGGTCCGACAGCGTGAAGCCTAGTGGTTTGATGTCCCGCACGGCTCCGAAGAACGCAGGCGTGCCCCGCTTGCCGCGGTCCACCACGCGCGCGCGGTAGCGGTCCTGCATGGCCGTGGCGTCATCTTGCGTAGCCTCGTCGGCCAGCAGCACGGCGAAGGTCGGGGTGCCGTCGTTGGTCACCACCTGGCGGACGTATTTGGTGGCCTCGTTGTCCGCCGCGATGGACGCCAGCGCCGTGGCCCCGCGGGGGAAGCCAAAGGCATCGGGCGTGAACGGGCGCGGCATCTCCAGGTCGCGGACGTGGATGATGTCCGCCACGTCCCGTTGCACGATGATCCCCGACCAGTTGGCGTAATCGTACCGCCGCGGGTCGCCGTCCGTGTCCACCCACACGGACTGCAACGACTCTGGGTTGATCGCCCCAAGTCGCCGCGGCAAGCCCACGCCGGACGGCCCACGGTCCATCTCCAACATGGCGTTGCCGTAGCCCAGAAAATCAATCGCCAGCCGCGCGCGCATGGTGCGGGCGGTGAACCGCGGGCCCGGGTAGTCGAGCAGGCGCTGGAGCGGGTGCGACTCGGGCACGCGCGACTCGTAGTCCCCCCGCGCGCGCAGCACGATAAGCGGCACCGACGCCACCGTGTCGGCGATCACGCGCATACAGGCGTGAACCACCGGATGCTTGCTGAACCCCTCGACGCGAATGCTCGCGCCTTCCGGCTTGTACTCCTGCGGGTTGGCCGTGCGGACCAGCGACATCTGGGGGGTGCCGCTCGCGAGCCCGTTCTGCGGCTGGCCGGTCGTGCCGGTCAGGCCGGGGAAATTGGGGTACGTCAGCGGGATCACGGCGCGGGATGCGTCGGGCGCGGTGATGTCCCCGCGCAGCGCCTTGAGGGCGAGCCCTACGCGCTCGCGCAGGGTCGGGACGGCCACAGGGGCCGGGGCGTCAGCCATGGTCCGAACGCTAGGCGCGGCATGGTCCCCGCCGCAAGTTGGCCGGTTGACTAGACCAGCCGCTAGACCACGAACGCCTCGACCTGCTTAAGCATCAAACTCGACAGCGCCCACACCAGCGCGTCCACGCGATCGGGGCTGCCGTCCATGGCGTCCGGGCGGAAGCTACTCATCTGCTGCTCTAGGATCGGGAGTTGCCCGACGTGAAACACGCGCCCCTCTTGGTACAGCGCGTACACCGGCTCGGCGCGGGCCAGTTTGCCCTTCGTGGCCCGGACATCAACGATGCGGACGCCGTGCGCCTTGTCGCCTTGCGCGGCCAGCACCGACCGCACCATGTCCCCGCCTTGGTTGACCTCGGCCACGATGCTCCCGCCCCACCGCCGTGCGGCGTCAATCGCCACTGCGCCCCATTGCGCAGGGCTATAGCGCCCGCTCAGATCCTCTAGGACGTACCCCCGCTTGTCCCGTCCTAGCCCCACGACCACGATGCCCGTTTCGTTGCTGGCCGTGTTGGCCGTGACGGCGGGGTCGACGCCCACCAGCACGCGGGCGAAGTTGTCGGGGGCTTGCTCGACGCGCGCCCGCACAATGTCTGCCCCCGTCCACAGCAGCCCCTCGGTGGCGTGCGTCCACTCGCCGAGAAAGACGTGCCGGTAGCGCTGCGGGTTCGTATCGCGCAGCCGCTCGGCTTGCTCTATGAAGCTGGGGCTAAGGTTGTGCGCGTTCTGCTGGTAGGTCGTGTGGATGTACAGCGTGTCGTCACGCCGCTCGGCCACGAACCGCTCATAAAGGAAGTGTGTCCGGGCGGCGGGGTTCAGCACCAATACCACCCGGTTGGGGCGGTCCACCTGGCGGATGCTATAGTCGATGGTGTCGAAGCTCTTGGCATCGACCAGCTCTTCGGCCTCGTCCAACACCCAAGTGGTCACGCCCTGAATCGACTTGAGCCGCGCCGATTGGTTGCCGCTGCTGGTCTTGATGCCGCGGAACAGGATGGCCGAGCCGGTGCGCTTGTTCCGGATGGTGTCGCGCGTCACGTCGAAGTCATCGGCCAGCCCAAGCAACTCGATCTTGTCCACAAACTCCGGGATGATCGAGATGGACGCCGCCACCATCGTCCACCGGGTGAACAGGATGACGTGCCCCGCCTCGTACGTCAGGTTGAGCAGGAACAGCGCGATGTGGAACGACTTGCCCCCGCCGCGCCCGCCCGTCAGGAAGGCATAGCGCCACGCAGGGGCGGGGTTGAATAGCGGCTGGTAGGCACTCAGCAGCTCCAGCGGGCGGGGC